AAAATATGACCTATCCGATCCGGAGGAAAGACAAGACTTTATGAGAGCTACCAAAGCATTGGATATGGCATCATGCCTCTTTGCTATTCAGAGCCTAATGAGAAGCTACCGAAAGAGAGAAGATCTTTCGGACGAAGGGCATACCGAGATTGAGAAGCTTTCCGAAGAGTTATATGATCTTTACAATGATTACAATATTGACCTCGATAACCTAATATCATGAATCATGTAACGGTCAAGAAAGAAGGTGAAGTGTATCAGGTGCATGGCGGTGTGATACATCCTTTCACTATGGAGCTTCTCGGAGCAAGATATATCATGCCTGGGTGGCACAAGCTAAGCGATCCGGAAGCTACTCCTGATCTGAAGGACATTGAGTTCCACCCCTATCAAGCTAATGTGTCACACACACCTTCCAAGGCCATGGGCCATGAGGTGCACAAGGTGAAGAGCTCTACAGGTGATACCTTTTATGAGGTGAACATGAGCCCCTCCGGTTCGCTGCAATGCACATGCATGGGGTATGGTTATAGGAGGAGATGTCGACACACGGCTCTAGTGGAGAGTAGGATCAAGTAGGACGTGGTGTAGCATTCCTATAGCTCCGCAATTGAAAAATTTGGCGCATCGTTCGCTCCGCTCACCCCGGGGCCGTCATTGTGAATGCCCCGTGAAATAAACATTGTGGTTTAGTTGCCTTTCGATGCCTAAGTCCGTATATTATAGTATGAAAAACATTTTAACAACCCTCCTATTATTATCCCTATTAACCACCGCTACACTAGCACAATGTAACCAACATGTGTTTAGCTCAGTGGGTGCTACTGAATGGACAGACTTTCAGTACCAGGACTGTGATAGTACCATGCACAACTTCGTATTACCTACCGGTGGTTACACTACAATTTACTGTGCTGAGATAGGCACTGCGTTCGCTCTCAATGGCGATGGGTTTGTATATCCATTACTTACAGAACATCCTAACTATCCTTCTTGTATACAGGCGGTGTGTCCCGGAGATTTAGATGGTGATGGTGTGGTAGCTGTCGAGGACTTATTAATACTATTATCAAGTTATGGAGTGCCATGCGTAGATTAATTTACTTACTTGCCTTATGGGCACCAATCACATCGGCACAATGCGACGTAGCTATAAGTAGCTGGGACGCGACTACCGGTGATATTGTTATTGAAGCTATCAATAGCGAAAATTGCGGTTGTAATGAATTTACGTCTGAAGGCAATACTTGTGATAGTAGTGGTAGCCCTTATGTATCGAACAATACAACTGTTAGTCATATAGTACTAGGGTTACATGTAGAAGGGTTAGACTATAATTGGGGATGTACAAGTGCATTTAACCACCCGGGTTGGACATTCAAAGCATTCACCCTTTTCGGTAATCAGGTACTAGAGAGTGGTGACACTTGGAGTGCTAATGTGTACGACACTTCTTTAGCAAGTGACTGTTGGGCTGAGATATTAGCTAATGACAGTCTATGTACTGAGCTAGTTATATGGCAGATTAACTTGTCTCGAACGGCTTCTACAGAGGAAGGTGGATGGGCTGTTAATGGAGGAGGTGCATTACAGACTCAGAACTACCCCGACGTGGACCTTGCTAATAACATAGCTGTGTACTGTGCTCCCGTTGCATGCGATACCGTGTATGTGGATGTAGAGGTGGTCGAATATATCACAGATACTATTATAGAATATATTGATGTGCTTATCTACATCACAGATACTATTATAGAATATATTGAAGTATTAGTTTATATTACGGATACCACTTATATAGACGTAATAGACACCTTATGGTTAACTGAGTTTATTTATGACACTACATATGTAGAAACCATTGAGTATGTTTATATAACAGACACCGTAGAAGTTATAGTAGATAACAACATATACACAACGGATACAATAACTATTACAGAGTATATAACTCAATATATAGATTGTGAAACTGGTGAGCCTTGTGATGGAATCATAGGGTGTGAGGACAACTCTATCTTTGTACCAAATACCTTCACACCAAATAATGATGGCATCAATGATACCTTTTATGCAGTAACGGAAGCTGAATGTTGGTTAACATGGAACTTACAAATCTTTAATCGTTGGGGAGGTATCGTATGGGAGACCAGTCTAGTAAATGATTTTTGGCAGGGCCAAAGCAGAAGTGGGCATTGGTTAGTACCTGATGGAGTTTATGTTTGGAAGATACGAGCTACTCAACCTGGAGGAGCAACCGAGATAACAGGAAAGGTAACTGTATTTAGGTGAATCCTTGTGTGTAATTATTTTTAAAATACCCGGGTTGAAAGTTGGTTCCTTAAGGATTAGTCCTTATATTGTAGTATAAGTTTAGAAGGAAGAAATAATAACAATTAAATAATTAACACACAATGGCAAGAGCTAAAAAAACCCCACAGTACAAGTACGGAATCGAAATTACTAAACCTCACTCGAAGGAGATGTACGCTCACAATGAAGCGATATCAGACGAGATGAAATCAAATATCGCAGAGGTATGGAAGTGGTCATATGCAAAAGCAGAAGAGCAGTTTATTAATAAATCCAGTTGTGCCTTTGACCTAGATGATGATCAGGTCGGAATGGATTTCATGGATCATGAGTATGATCAAGATGATATAGATCATCAAGATTTGGCTCAGTTGTCAAGAGCAGTAAGCGTAATAGGGTATGGTAGTGGGTTCACTATTAGAGATGTTCAGGGTCACTTTGAAAGAGATCTAGAGAATGCTGTGAACTGGAGAATGCATGAGATCTATGAAGAGCTTTGCGATCTTGGTCTAGGGCTTGTACCAGTACTTGAGCAGGGCATGGTAGGGTTTGGCACTCCTGATTATAAATACTGGCACCAAGATGCTAAGTACATTAATCGTCACGAGCACGCTACTGTTAATAAGCTGTTTAGCGAATCTACATCTAAGTAATATGAAGTATTATAACAGCGATACTGTATACGGTACAGAGGGTTGCAGCACTGTATCCCCTGTTGTCCGCGATGATCAGGCAGTAGGCAATATAACTGCTAAGTAATCACACTATGTACATTAACGGTCGTAAGATAACGCTAGAAGATTTAGAGCAGTTAACGGAAAACTTAATTAGCTCACTTATAGATGATCTGTATATAAACATCCTGAGGGATGGTATAGAGGATCATGTACCAGGTGTTAAAAAGAAGCAGCGTTCTATCCTTAACAAAATGATAGAGCACTACGTGGAACGAGAGGAGTATGAGAAGTGTGCTACTCTCCGTGATATGATTAATTTTTAAAAACACTTATAACTAATAGCTTGCAGCTTAACTGCTAAATTCAAATGGCTTACAATAGGAAGCAAAAGTACTCCTTTAGACCGGAGATTAAAAAAACAATTCATAACCAGCACAAGCCGTTCAACCCGGGTCGTCATGGTAAGGTATGGGGCTCAATTAGGTTTGAGCATGATTGGGGGAGGCGCCCAGATGGGGATGCCACGTCACCAGTAATAGGTAAAATCTTTATCGGTGACAAGTATCACGAACTAACCTTTTCAGAAGCTAGTATGCTCAGGGATACCCTGAAGGATGCGCAGCATGCTCATAAGGTGGGAGTGAGGTTAGGTAGATCTAATCAACATGCGGGAATTAAAGATTCTGCAAAATACTTGTAAAGAAAGTTGCCTTTTCGCATAATCTATATTATATTATAGATATTATAGAATATTAGTATTAATTTAATAAAAATAAATATAAAGAGAATTATTAATTAGTAATAAATAATATAGTAGATTATTTAGGGATACTATGGATAAAGACAAACATAAATATATGTCAGATAAATTATTAAAACAGCAAGAGCAAGCTGAAGCATTACGTGAACTTGGTGAACGTAATCCAGATGCTGCAAGTGCTATAGATAACATACTCGCTGCATTTGCACCAGTAGACAATCTAGATAAGATACATGGATATATACAGAAGTTTGAATCTGTAGTATCCCTTATAAAGGGAAACATTATCAACAGTAAAGAGTATAACAACTTTTCAGAGGCTGAGTATACAACTGATAAGAAGACGATATTTAACATTAAGCATAAAGTACTCTTACTTAATCAGATCGATACCCATGATATGAACCGCGTGAATAAGATTTACAAGAAACATGTTAATATTCAGAGGATTTTAAAGGGTACATAGATATTTATAAATGACTATCAATACATAAGCATAACATGGAGCATAAAGTGAAGGATGATAAGGACATATATAAGCTAGGAGTTGATGACATACTCTCCGGTGATTCAAACATTAAATTGTTTGTATATACAGAAGAAGAGTATAGAGATTTTAGTAATGGGTTCGACGCGTCGTCCGTAAAGAGCATGTTAGATAGTGTATCTATGGCTCTCAAGATTCAACAACCAGAACAGTCTACTGTTGACTTTCTAACAAATTATATTAACACATTAAGCAGTAGTGAATTACAGCGATTTGACGACATGGTTAAGACGTTTACAGATACTGATCCTAATATGTTATGGGATATGTTACACCTGGAAGATAAGGAGATGTATGGAACTCCTACTAAGTTCTACGAATGGCTATCCACATTATCAGATGACATTATAGACATGTATATATATAAAGCAGCTGACGGACGTAGGTTACATCCATCTAGCATGTACAAGAACGAGCCAGCTACAACAGTAGAGATATTGGATGGATACATAGCGATCAGCTCTTCTAATCTACAGGCGCTAAATAAGTTTAAAGATAGGGTGCTTATGTCAAACAAGTGTTCTTATGAGCATCGTATTAAAACACATGATGGAATAGAGATACACAGCTACGTATTTAATATGAACGGCAATGGTACCAGTTAGATAAAACATAGGTATTTTATTTTTAATATATATATATTTATATGAAAGCAAAGAAAGACAAGGTAAGTTATTACACTGAAGTTAAAAACGGTGAGTTATATATGGAATGTAGAGAATGCGGATCGATGCAACCTATAGGCCCGGACGTGTATGCATGTACATGTCACATATGTGTATCAGAGCAATTCCAGCAAGAGTTTCCATTTGAAGCAAACACAGGATATAAACCTTCCGGTAAGCCTAGAGGTTGGGCATTTATGAAAGAGTATGTTGATAAGGACGGTAACGTATATCACAGAGGTAAAGAACAGCCCGGGTTGAAAGGTACTATGAAACCTTCTATTATTAAACCTAAGGTTAGTAAGCCGAAGTTATCAAAGCAGCAAAAGCAACAGATTAAAATGGATGCCTTCGCTGAGATTGGTAAGCTGAAAAAAAAGCTTAAGGCTGCTAGGTTTAAAAAAGACATCAAGCAAATCAACTCAGATATTAAGCGACAGCAGAAACTCATTAAATAGTTGGATTATCATTTTTATGTTCTTATATTGTATTATAACAAGCAGTAGGATACAATAGATGACCCATAAAGAGAGATTATTTAAAGCACTTAAAAGTGAGTGTGAAGCAGAAATTAACGAAGCACTATTAACAATGGATATGTGTTTTACAAAAGCAACAGCAATCGGTGAACATACAGCTGGACACTTCTTACAGGAAGCTATGAAAGCATTAGAGAAGTTAACCGACGGTAGAGATAAATTAGATACACTTGAACAATACTATGCCGCGTCATCAATATTTAACAAGAAACAAATACTCGGATAAAAGAGATAGCATATGCATTTAGATGAACAACAAGTAGCTGCCAATTGGCAAGCATTAATTAATATTATCGATACAGAATTCGATGGTGAGCGTAAAGCCAAACTAACAGAACTATACACCTTCTTCCAGGATAGGATGATGGTAATGCCTGCATCCAGTTTCGAACATTATCACAACTGCTTCGCAGGAGGGTATGTTGATCACATACTACGTGTTGTTAATATAGCGAGCGCGAATTACGAGATGTGGAAGACAATGGGATCAGAGTGTACAGGGTACAGCAAAGAAGAGTTAATATTCGCTGCACTTAACCACGACTTAGGTAAGGTTGGTACACGTGAGTTTGAAATGTACAAACCTAACCCGTCAGAGTGGCACAGAAAGAATCAAGGTAAGATATATGAGATTAATCCTGACATACCATTTATGTCTGTACCGGATAGATCTTTATTACTACTTCAAGAGTTTGGTGTCACTTACACTCAGAATGAAATGATGGGTATTAAACTACATGACGGATTATATGACGAATCAAACAAGCCGTACTTTATAGCGTTTAGACCGGAGTCTAGAATGAGAGTTAATCTACCTATTGTTTTGCACCACGCTGACCACATGGCATCTCAAATAGAGTACGAGCAATGGAAAGGTAGTTCAAGTACATCCATCGCGGAATCTAAAAAGGTTGCTCGTAAGGCTTACAATAGTAAGACCATAAGTGGTGCAAACGACTCTGCAAAGGATTTATTTAAAGACCTGTTCGGGGATAAAAAATAATGGAGTGGGTGTTGGGAGTAGTTACAGTCGCTTTAATTGTATGCATATATGCCTCTGTTAATCTGTTGCGTAAGATCGAGCGAGTAGATGAAGAACTAACAGACGTATCATTAACGTTAGCAGATGTGTTAGTCAGTATAGAGCAAGCATATGTAAATATGCAAACCATAGATAGCAGAGGGCTATTCGAATCAGAAGATGAAACGGGTGCAGTGTTTAAAGATTTAAAACAAGAAATAGATATGCTACGCAGTAAGTATATAAAAGAGTCACCAGATGCAAAGTAGCCCGGTTCATTTATTTTACAAGCAGGTTGAGATAGAAAAAATTCAAGCTGAGCTCAGCGCAAGTCTAGACACACGCCCGAAACGTGGCCGACCTAGAAAGAACAAGCTATACTTCACTCAGGATACAGAGAACGCTATTATAGCATACAACTCAGAGCTCGATCGTGCATTGCGCAATAAAGTGTATAACGAGTATATACATAAACCGCTGTTTAAGATGGCAGAGAGTTTAATACATAGGTATAAGTTCTATCACTTCGACGCTGCAACAAAAGATGTGCAACATGAGGTGATTGCTTTTCTATTAGAGAAGCTACCAAAGTATACACAAGAGAAAGGTAAAGCTTTTTCATACTTTAGTATAGTAGCTAAAAACTACCTAATTCAAAATAATTATAAGCACTACAATCGCAAGAAAGGTAAAGCACCTGTCATCGCGATTGATTCACAGCGCAATATAGTAAATGAAGTAATACGTGAATCAGATCGCTCTGAGGTACAGGATTTCTATCACTTATTTATAGAGCATATAGAAAACAATATCGATACTGTAATACGGTACAAGCGAGATATACCTATTGCATATGCAGTACTTGAGATATTTAAGAATTGTGAGAATATAGAAACATATAATAAAAAAGCACTTTACATTATGGTCCGTGAAATGGTCAATGTAAAAACACAGTATATTACACGTGTGGTAAATATACTAAAGGAAGAATACAAAAGATTATGGATTATATATAGATCTACATAGTATGATGTATATATATATTACAATAATAAAGGTTATAAACAATAAAGGTAAAGGTTACATTTATAATGAGAGATAAGAGCACGCTCGATGCTCTCACGGCAATATTGCCACAACAAAGTAAATAAAGAGGAAAACAAATGGATTCAATTATTAAGTACGTGACAGGATTTTTCGGTGGACTGCTATCAATTATGATGGCTGTCTTACCAGTATCAATCTTATGGACAGTCTTAACAGGCGGTACAGTATTTGGAATGGACGTAGTAGCTAACTTATCAGCACTTGTAAATGCACTAGGAAATGGTGGATTTGTAGGGTTGGTTGTATTAGTTATTGTAGCTTCGTTTTTTGTGAAGAAATAGTTAACTAATTATACATAAAGAAAAGCGCCTGCTAATACCAGGCGCTTTTTTGTTTCTGTATATTTATATATACGGAGAATATCATGAGTGAAGAAAAACAAGAAGAAATATTTGAGGGAAAAACATTTGAAAGTCTGTTGAGAGATATATACACAAATTCTACACGTAAAGAGACACAAATTCAAATTCTTATAACAGAGCTAAAACCTATGATTAAAAATATAGGTGATGCTGTAATAATAGTACCCCTTATTAAAGACTATATGGAAATAGCTGTAAAGAATGACGAAGCGCTAATTAAGATGGCAGCTATAGTACAGAAAGCTTATTTACGTCCCGGTGGAAGTGATGGAGGCATAATATTAACAGACGCTGAGAAGGAACAGTTGATTGCTGAAGTAGGTCGCGTTGGAGTGTCAAAGTAATGTCAAAATATTCTGACAGCCCTGAGTTACTCAACCTTAGCGTAGGTAGCATTAGATCTGCAAATCGACAGACATCGTTTACTAATATGGAGCACGCCATAGCTAGTGTAGTGAAGGTGCTCGCCGGTAATGCAGCTGACTTTAGAGGAGTTGGTGATGTATATATAACAATAAAGACAGATCAAGGTAGAATGCTGGGGACAACTGCTTCACCTATGAATCCTCACATGTTTACAATACCATTACCTAATGAGAAGATACATTGTATTAAAGATAGTGTAACAGGTGATTGGTTCTACACAGGTATTGCATCAGATCGTGGAATGGTAAATCACCTGCTTAATGCAAACAATATTACATATGTAAAAGGGACGGCCGTTCCATACACTGGTGCAACTTTTGTACCTCTTCCACGATCAGTAAGATCACTAGATCTATATGAAGGGGATGTCGTAACACAAGGTCGCTTTGGACAGAGCTTGAGATTTACAGCATCAAATCCTACCACAAAGACTCCGTGGATTAGTTCAACAAACTCCGCGTCACCTATAACAATATTACGTAACGGGTATTTACCTCAGGAAGATTTTAACACAGACGCAGCTGGAATATGGCTGACTTCAGATCAACATTTACAGATACCATTACAAGCTGATATGCCAGCAGCACTACAAACTACACGAGACAAATTCGGATCAGGACAAGTGATAATATACAGTGATAGGGTTGTTATAGGATCTCGATCAGCTGATATTATATTATCATCTAAAAAAACAATAGCACTATGTACACAAGCCTGGGCACATGATGTCGATACTGTATTAGATACATTAGCAGATCTAGTAGAGCAAGTAAAGTCTTTAGCAGGTGAGGTAAAGTCACAGGCAATAGCTAGTGCACAACAAACATTCCCCGTACCTGGGGTAGGATCAACATTACTAAGTGTTCAAGCAGGCAGCTTTGCATCGTCCTTTCAAAACGCCATGACTATAGAGTCATCGTTGATGAATATTAAAACAAAGTTGGATGCATTAAAGCAAAAATAACATAACTGTATATTTATTATATATACCATAGGTGTGGAGATTAACAACATGAAAACAAGTAAATTAGCAGCTGTAATTAGAAAAATTGTACGAGAAGAAGTGCAGCGAGAAGTAAAAAATCTACTAACAGAGCAACAAACAACAAGTACCGGTAAGTTAACATTAACAGAAGCGTTATCACAAACAGAGACGGAAGCGTATCCAACCATGCGGGAATTCGACGCAACAAGTGCACGTGCAGGATTTGCATCGATGAATGCAGGTGGAATAAACACTCCTGGAGCATTTCAAGGGCATAGTGGTAAGGTTGTCTCTGCAGAGCAGTTGGACCCTTCAGTATCAAAAGCATTAACGCGTGACTATAGTGATTTAGTTAAACGGTTTAAAAAGTAACGATGGCAAGATTAGTACCTAAAATATATCCAAATGATATTAATCCTAATACTGTAATAGGTGTAGGGTTTCCATTACATGTGGGGATGTGGAATAAAAATTATAACACGTCTGCACAAGTTAAGGATAATTTACGGAACCTAATATTAACTATGAAAGGTGAGCGTGTAATGCAACCTGAGTTTGGATGTGACCTTTACCAACTGCTGTTTGAGCAAATGTATAATACTGACCTTGCAATTACAGCACGCGCGGCTATCAAGAGTGCTTTAAAAAGGTGGATACCGTATGTAACGCTTGGTAATGTTTCCACAACATCTGTACCTGATAGAAACCAAATATTAATAAAAGTAACATACTCAGTTCAAGGCTGGCCAGCGGATGATACTTTAAATTTAGCGGTGAATGTATAATGGCATATAATGATTCAAATAACGTACGAGATGTGAGATACACACACAAGGATTTCTCTGGAATAAAGAATAACCTAATAGAGTACGCAAAAAATTACTTTCCATCAACAGTAAAAGACTTTACAGAAGCTTCACCATCAACAATGTTTATAGAGATGGCATCATATGTAGGAGACGTCCTGTCCTACTATACAGATTATGCAATGAAAGAAACTATGCTGTTAAGAGCAACAGAGAAAAAGAATATATACTCTATAGCTCAAGCATTTGGGTATAAGCCAAAATTAGCATCACCTGCAACAGCAAAGATACAAGTGCATTGCTTAATACCTGCTACAGGCACTGGAGCAGATATTAGACCGGACTTTGACTATGCCCCTAGATTAGAGACAGGTATGTCACTATCAACCACAACTGGTACAAAATTTAAAACAGTAAAAGAGGTTAACTTTAATTTTTCAAGTTCTGTTGATCCAACAGACATAGCCGTGTACAACTCAAACGCTACAACAGGAAGACCAGAATATTACTTATTTACAAAGAGTGTAAATGCACTAAGCGGTAATCAGAAAATAACAACAATCAGTGTAGGAAGTGCAAAAGAGTATCCAACATTTGTTGTTAATGACAAAAATATTCAAAGTATTGATTCAATGACTGATAGTGATGGTATGCCTTGGACAGAAGTTCCATTTTTAGCACAATCAACAGTATTTGATGAATCTATAAATGATGTAGCAAACGATCCGATCAGGGTAGTTGGAGCTAAGGATTCACCATATATATTAAGATTAAGGACAACAAAGCGCCGGTTCATAACTAGAATCACTCCCGATGATAAGATAGAGCTCCGCTTTGGATCTGGTATTACAGGTGAAGAGGACGAAGTAATAATTCCTAACCCTGAGAACATCGGATCAACACTTCCGGGAGGTATATCTAATTTAGATAAATCCTTTGACCCATCTAATTTTCTCTACTCAGATACTTATGGACAATCTCCATCTAATACAACATTAACTATAAACTATACTGTAGGTTATGGATTAGCTGCTAATGTGAGTAACAATAGTATAAAAAATATACTGAGTAAGACAGTTGTGTTTGATCGCACTAAAACATTAGTGAAAGGTTTACGTAATATTGTAGAAAGCTCTATCGCCGTGCTCAACCCCGAAGCTGCAACAGGTGGCATGGGAGCAGAGGCTCTCGAGAATGTGCGACAGAACGCTCTAGGGTATTATGCTACACAAAATAGAATGGTGACTCGTGAAGATTATATAGTCCGTGCTCTAAGTATGCCATCTAAGTTTGGAACGGTAGCAAAAGCATATGTAGCATCAGATGAACAGATGCTTGCAGAACAAATCTCAGTAGCTAATCCATTGGCAGTAAATATGTATGTATTAACGTATAATGCTAACAAGCAATTAACTACACTACCTACCGCAGCAAAAGAAAACTTAAGAACATACCTGTCTCAGTATAGGATGTTAACTGATGCAATAAATATAAAGGATGGTTATATTGTTAACATAGGTATTGACTTCGCGATAACTGTACTACCTGGCAATAATTCCAACGCCGTTTTGTTTAGATGTATAAAAGCATTACAAGTAAAATATGCTGTTGATAATTTAAGTTTTTCAAGTGCACTGTATAAGACAGACATATATTTATGTTTAGCAAACATCACAGGTGTACAATCAGTTACAGATGTAAAGGTGAGCAATTTATTTACTAGTGAGTATTCTGCACATAGGTACAATCTAGATGAAGCAACTTACCAGGATGTTATATACCCATCACTTGATCCATCGGTATTTGAAATTAAATACCCTGCAAAGGATATTAAAGGTAAGGTAGTAACATACTAAAGGTAGATATGATAAAAACACTATATCCATTTAAAGACGCAACACTATACCAATCATCCGAAAGTATTAACACTGGAAAGGATGCAATACTTGAGGTTAACAAATATGTATCAAGCTCTTTTGGTCCATTAACAGTAACAAGACCTATACTGCAATTTAACACATCCACCCTATCTGCATCACTAGCTGCACAAAGTATAACTACAGCAGCAGCAGGTGGTGGGTTGAAATGGTATCTTAAATTATTTATATCCCAAGAAGAGGATGTACAGTTAGAGTACACATTAGTAACCCATCCGTTGCGCAGCGCTTGGTCAAATGGTGTAGGTAAATCTACACATAACCCAATTACAACAGCTGGTGCAAGCTGGAAGTACTCAGATAGTAAAACTACAGGTACACAATGGACAGACGCTGGAGGGTATTTTTATTCAGGATCACATGCTTCTGAATCTGCTATACAAACATTTGTGGATGTACGAGGTGACATCGAGATTGATATAACAGATATTGTTCAGAGCTGGCACACTGCTTTCCATACAAATTATGGTATTCTACTGAAGAGAAGCGGGTCACAAGAAACAGACAGTTCTATTCAAGGTAACCTATACTATTATTCAAGAAATACCAACACAATATACTCCCCTAGGCTTGAAGCGAGATATGATAATGCAACACATGCATTTACAACAACAACAGGAACAGAGATCATCATATCAGACGAGGTAGATGTTCAGCCTAGACTTCGACCACAATATAAACAAAATTCACAAGAACGGATCTTTATTGATACAACAATTAAAGGTGGGGCAAGAACCCAGGCCGGATCTATAGGGGCTATTAGTAGACATTACTTGCCACAATCATCATCTTATGCTATTATAGATAATGCAACAGGTGAGTATGTTTATAAGCACGATACGGATGCAACGTATGTTGGTAGAACAGGTAACACACAAAACTATATTGATATAGATATGTACGGCCTGTTTCCTGAGAGATATTATGCTCTAGAGTTTAGAGTAAATCTCTACGACGGTACAAATGAAATAGCATCAAGATATTATAAATCGAACACACTTTTCAAGGTGGTGAAGTAATATGGCTATAAACACAACTAATACACCACCCCCAGGCCCACTAGCAGAGTCTGAAAACAGACAGGGAGGATATGAGATCTCATGGACACCAGAGAATCCCCCTCCTGCAGATCTACCTCCAAATTTGCTAAGCAATATGGTTATTCCACAAAATGGGTATCTTGTGAATCACCTGACACCCACAGATAACATTATTATTAGGAACGTACCAAATCCGATATTTGATTTAAGTGATGTTATAGAATTAGGAAGTAATATAATTTATGAACTACTTCCCAAGGCGCCTGTATACCCTCAAAGACCTCCAGTCAACCTCGAAGCGTACGTTGCAAACTGGTCCCGTGTATATAATTATGGAGGTATAACCGACACAGCTAAAGATCCTAGGTTAACGTCAGTAAGTGATTGGACAATAGGAAATTGGGCGAAAGTCCACAAATGGCCTGAAGTATCTACCCTTGATCCAACATATATATTCTTTACTCAAGATCCAGCACTATTCTACACCCAGCGAGTTATAAGTCACTATGAACCAGATAGTGACGATAATATGATACCTGTAATGGTACCGGATGATAGCATTGTATGGAAGTTAAATGGTAAGGAAGTGCACCGAGGTTGGTATATGGATCTAAGCGCACTGTCACGTACAGTAGAGATACGTGGTGGAGAAGCTGCAATTGCACCAAACATAATAACAATTGAAGCAGAAAATGATGCTGGTGTTACACGTAAAGAGATTAAATACGCAGTAATCGACTCTGAACATGCAGGACTTGTTGATGGTGCTAATGAGGTAGATAATTTTACATCAACATTCACAGGTCAGTTTATTGCCGACGAAGACGCATCTAGCGAAAACTACCGCTCTGCAGTCTTCTGGCCAGATCCTAGGTACGGTCCTAGAGATGTGTATGTTAGATTCAAATTCAGTAGCTTTGCTGAGGGAAAATCTAAAAGAAGAAAATTCCGTAATAACAACGCGAAATTTACGATCGACGGTCAAACAATTTTTGATATATCCGGCACTCAGGTGTATGATCGCTGGCAGAACAAGGACACGGAGGCCTTGCGGCACCAAGACGCGCTCGCTGCATTTCCAGAAATGTTTGACGATGTAGGTAGGATAAAAGAAGCTCTGCGAAATACTGGTGGTAGTGGGCTTTCATCCTACAATGTAACAGATTGGACCGATGGTCGTCCATCTGCACTGTTTTGTGACGAACCATCTTTCGGGTTTTCTAGATTAATTAAATTCCAAAAGAAGCCAGGACCGTTCACATTGGAAATGTACCTCGACTTTCGAATTAGAATACGAAAGCAGGGAAAAAAAACGCGGTACTGGGACAAGAAGATGATGTACACAAACGACCAGTTACATTTAGACATACCACTACAGCCAATTGACCTAGGGGTAGTGGAAATTCAATATGACCACAAGGATTAACTATGAGCGGTAACCCAACCAACGACCCATCGTACACACCCACACCTGTAAATGCTGATAATGCTGGTAGAGCTGGTATGCCTGTACCACCTATATTAACACCTGTGAACGATACATCACTGCAATTAGATAACTACTCATTACCAGCGTTTGACCCTAACCTGTTAGCGCAGATAGAAGTATCCAAAGGTTACAACTACCTCGATGCCCCATCTAATTTAGATAGACTTCAAATCGATTTAGTTGATGAGTTTGGTACAAACATCACCTCAATTACAGAGCATATATCTGACATACCTGGCATTGCATATGTAGGAGGTAGGTTACAGGTCGATACGTTCTCTATATTAACACAAATGTTTGAAGAAACATCTGGCAGGTACTCTATTATAATACGTGGATATAGAAATTATATCTATACAGATTTAGAGCCTGATGAAAATACCCCACTCGAACCTACACCAGCTGATGTATCCCCCTACGCGATTCAATTCGAAGGGTTGGAAGTTGTTGAGTTCTCACGATCTCGTACGGAGGTTAGAGTTAGATCCACAAACACATCATATAACGCCTTCAGTGACTTTTATGAAACACAGTCACCAAAAACAATCCCAGTTAGAGGTAGATATTGGAAATACCCCAACAGCTCTACAATTTACTTTTCACCATCTGGTGTTTACAGTGTTATAGCTAGTATACTGTTCAGCACTATGGAGGAGTATGATGAACATAGGCAAGAGTTAGGGCTTCCGTTCGGTAATGATAGTGAACAACAGTTTGATGGTATTAGAATAATAGATTCGCAAACCAGCACACAGGTAGGGTGGCGTAATGATACACCCACAGGAGAGCTCCTTGAATCGACAAAAGACATTTGGCCTGTTCAACTAAGAGCACTCAAGTCAAATGGCGAACCTATTGATCTAATATCAATTAACTGGATGCATCATGAATACACACCACGACAAGTTGAAGGTGAAGCAACCGTTAATTCATTTGATACTGTCATATTTAAATTAGCATCACCTGCACCAAAAGCATTACGCTCTGGAATAAAGCTACAGGTACAGCGTCCACTGTTTGTACCTTACACTATACCGGTAGAGATTGATATACCTACCACAATTGATATAGCATTTGCAGAGTTACGAGGTCCAAATTTAAGAATCGATGTTTCAAAAAATACAAGCAAAGGTACCACCATTAAGAATGAGACAGATCTAATTGGTACCGTGGATGGAATAAAAACTAGGTTAGAGAAGAAAATAATAACAGACGGTGGGTTAATCCGAACAAACATTGACCATAGACAGTTTAAAAACTTTGTACACTTCAGCTCTGCAGAGGAGAGGTTGCGTAACTTTAATTATAAGCTGTCACGTATAGAGCACTATAGTTCAAAATCATTTGCTGTATCAACAGGGTTTGCAGGAAGTGACCCATCAGTTACCGGCTCTGCAACTCTACTTGCAAACAAAATTCAATATGATAAACTGCACAACGGAATAATAAATAGTTTTAATCCATACGAAGAATATTTGTATTATACATCTCACTCTGCAGAAACTATATATACCTCAGATGGTGTAGAATTAATACAACCAGCCACTTGGCCGAAATCTACAAGTACAAAAACAGGAATAGGATACAATTTATACTCTGTAACTTCTTCACAAGGTGAAACATGGTACAACAGTCAGTTAATATCTGCATCTATATGGGACCAACAAAACCAATCTGCATTACGTAATGTAATACCAACATTTATAAGAGTTGATCCTGAGCAATCAAGCTATCAATTATTTTTCGATATGATTGGTGAACACTTCGATGAAGTATATTTACATATTAAAGGGCTAGAAGACTCATACAATCGCAATGAATCAATCAATGTAGGCCTCTCAAAAGATTTACTATTCGATGTTGCAAAATCATTTGGATGGAACTTACACCAAGGGCACAGTACAGCTGAATTGTGGGAGTATGCACTAGGTACAGACAGTGCAGGGACATATCAAGCATCTGGCTCTGGTGAAACATTAACACATGTGGTTAAAGAGTCACATTCATCTGAAGATATAGAAAAGCAAACATGGAAACGTTTATTAAATAATTTACCACTCCTACTAAAAACCAAAGGTACATCTAGAGGAATCCGTGCACTACTATCTGCATATGGAATTCCATTAACAATATTAAACATAGATGAGTACGGAGGAGCTCCAGCTTCACGTACAGAAGACACCCGCGCAATAGAAAAGTTTAACTATGCTATAAACATGGATGGTGCAGATGATTTCTTACATACTCCTCATGCCGTGTTCCGACAGGGTTATGGTAGCTCAACCGTGAACTCACTTACAACGCCGGGAACAGCTGATAGAGCACTATCAATGTATGAGGTCCGCGTTGATACAGGTGAGCAACGTAATCAACAGATAGCGCGATCGGCCAAACACCCCGGTCAAGGTCCGAACTGGGAAGTCAGGATGGAGCACTCAGCATCTGCAGCTAACTGGGACACAGCAGCAGCTATTACAGCAGGATCTGCTTCTGCATACGCACAGTACGGGAGATTTGTATTCGAGATATCAGCATCCGATGGACAGCCTGCAATATCGTCTTCAACCGCGTACCTACCTATTTATGACAATGATTGGTGGAATGTATCATTCGGCGTCACAGAACACCCTTACGCCGGAGCCACAACTGCACCTGAATCACAGAGTTTTGTAATTAGATGTGCAAAGGCATCTGAGTTTAGTGGTGGTAAGATAACACACCAATCATCGGGCACAGTTACAGGTAACAGCGAATCTTATTCCCTTGTTTGGAGCGAAAGTGACATAGCCCTATGGGGCTCTCTATATACAGATGCTACACCTAATTTTTTATATTATTCTGGATCTATGCAAGAAATTAGAGGGTGGGCTGAGTACCTAAGTGATAATGCATTTCATCAACATACACTTGCACCAATATCTGTGGTTGGTGACACTGTGGAAATGGCTTACAACGATTTACTGGTTAGACACCCACTCGGTACAGACGGTAAAACATATGATCACAGCTCAACGACAACTGTTACAAGTGTGTTGCCCAATACACAAAACTTAACGTGGACTAGCATCGGTGGTGGTAGTACCATCACCACCCAGGGGTTCACTGGCAATTCCTACACACCTAAATCAGAAACCTACTATGTAAAGGTACCGCACACCGCCGGCCCATCTAAACATTCAAACAAGATTAGAATAGAAGATAACACATTACGTAATAATCAACTTGGAAGAGATGTTTCATTCGAAGTATCGTCATTTGATTCTAATCCAATAGATTCGGAAGATGTATCTGTTGTATTATCACCAGCTGACCAAATTGATACAGATATAGCAATGCAGTTCGGAGGATTTGATTTAGATGACTATATAGGTGATCCTCGTGACGCTTATAAGCAAGAATATACATCATTACGTAATACAAAAAATCTTTACTTCAAAAAATATAGCGAAGGTAACAGCGTAATGGCTTTTGTATCTTACCTGCGTTCGTTTAACAAAGGATTGTTTAAACAGATCGAAGATATGATTCCTGCTAGGGCAGACGCTATTGTTGGAATAGAAATTCGACCAAACATACTTGAACGACATAAATTAAATCAACCAATGTCGGCCTCACAAGACACAAGTTACTACACATCAAGTATAACTGAACGTCCCGGTAACATGTTTGCTGGAAGTAATGTTCCAAGTACACAGGTGTTTAATAGTTCTGATTACGGAACGCTCACAACAACAATGGGAGTAGGAGCTGCACCCTCACGTCAACGAAATGGTTCAAACGACCATTACAATTTATATGAAGGTAGCACATACTTACGTGATGTGTTTGGAGAAGTAACTGAATCTGCATTACAAACATATGTATCAAGTTCGGCTATATGGTCTGGTGGAGAAGATTTTAAATTTGTACCAACATATAATATATATCGTAGGCCAGTTACACATGAAGTACCAACAAGTATAACTGGTGTAACAGGATCTGCAGCCCAAGCTGTATCAACTCTATACCCAAAAGCTATTGACATACTACCTAACTATATTTCTAGCCCCGCGCAACGAAGATTAATAATAGATGGTACCAAAATGACATCACCGGACTGGAACGTAGGTAGTCCACAAACCATCGATGGCGGGCCGGTAGCAGAGTATCAGTTAGTTAATCCAAACATAATGAAAGTAACATCTACACCTACAAATCAACCACCTTCAATTATGAACTTAGGTAGAGTAATAACTAGCCCGGTAGGTAGCGGACCAAACGCCCCACAGCAAGTTCAAAACGCAAACATTAACGTAAGATAGGGTGAAAATAAAAAAACTATATATTTATAATATATAACAATAGGAGAGTACACATGGGATATTTAGACAATACATCGGTCACAGTCGACGCCGTTTTAACCAAAATTGGAAGGCAGCGTCTAGCAGAAGGTCGATTAAACATTACAAAATTCGCGTTAGGCGATGATGAAATTAACTACGCACTGTACGACCCAGGCCACAATCTAGGTACAGCGTATTATGGAGAAGCGATCGAGCGAATGCCAATACTAGAAGCATTCACTAGCGATACACAAGCTCTTACAAACAAGCTTGTTACACTACCAAAGAACACGCAAATCCTTCCCGTTGTTACAGTAGCACAGTCCACTGTGAACTTAAAAAGCCCAGGGCAAACAATTTTAATCTCTCCTCAAACACTAAACATTGTAGGTGCTAATACAGCTGGGTATACGTTCACACTTGGTAATTCAGATATTGTTATGATGGCACTAGAAGTCGCGGCAGAAGTTCCAGCTGGAGCAACATCCGCATTCGAAATGGAGGGCGGAGGAGGTTCTGCAGGTTCTGCTTATGCTACAAGTAATCCTACAACAGCCCTAGCATCAACACAAGCAACAGGAAATATGTTATCAGCGACTGTAACAGGTACAACTATTAAGTTAACAGCATACTCAATAACACAAACACAAACGACAACGTTGACAATCACCGGTGTCAGTACAGGTGGAACAGTGACAGTACCGGTAACAATCGATCGTGACACATCACTAGACTAGGAAATAAAAAATGGCATATACAAACTTTAATAACGACGATATAATTTTAGGTAATGTAGCTCAAGGCGTTACATCAACAGCATTCACCGGTAATGTAGGAAGCTTAACAGCTGTACATACTTCGTCTGCACAAACATCGTCTGCAGCTGGAGTGTATCAATGGGAACTATATAATGCAAACCCAGCTTCTGACACAACTGCAGAAGTGCAGTTTAGTATTGCATACGGACAATTTCAAGGGTCAGGCTCAGTAAAGCAGACAGGTGCATCAGATACATTCACACCCACCAAAGCAGTATACTCACAATTCAGAAATATATTATTAGACAACCCAACAAACACGACTTTATTTGCAGATGGTGAGAGCCTCAGCCAAAGTAGAATGTATTTTGTGACCATGAACAGGGCGAGATATAAACAAGGATTAAATGCTGGCAATTGGTTTATGCACCTTTCATCTTCATACGGTCATTATACAACAAGTATACTAGAGGTAATGGATGATAGTTCTGTGTCAAACGGTAACGTTGTAAACGGACATCTAGTTTATAATATAGTGAGTGGTTCAGAAGCTGATGGTGTGTATACAGATTCATCAGCTAACACACATAAATGGGGACTATTTTACCCTGAACTAGGCATCTTGGCTTATTCAGGAGATAAGCTAGTAACAGCCTCAGGACCTCATAGCACAGGAGGGCTAAAGCTCTCAAACGGTGTAGCAGATGGAGTAAATACATACGATCAAATGAATAAAAAACTCTATGACGCTATTAATAGAGGTAAATACTTTGCTGTTAGAGCAGAGGAAGATGTAACATCAACACACTATTTTGTTAGAGCAAAAAATCAACAGTATAATTATTCCACAAATCACTCATATCAACGAACAGGGTCAAGTGGACAATTAAATGGACAATTATTACATACTTCATTTATCCAAAATCCACAAACATTTATAACAACAGTTGGACTATATAACAGTAATAGCGAACTCCTTGCTATCGCAAAGTTAAGTAAACCATTACTCAAAAATTTCGAGAGAGAAACTACTTTACGTGTAAAACTTGACCATTAAGGGGTGTGTAGATGTTTGTATATAAATCAGTTAAAACAACTGCATTAAATAAGAACCATGTCGCTCACAAGTCTTGGACTATAACAGATGAGACTGCTGGTATATACGGTGTTGTAAGCTACAGCGGACATTATTCCCGCGGTGAGTGGGCTATTAGTGACACTTCATGTGCTAATGTAGCCCTTGAAGCACAAACTACAAATGGTTATTACAAACGAGAAATTTTTGATTCAATACATCACTTATACTACACAGATGTAGAGAATATTACAAAATCAGGAGACCCAGAATACCTATTACAGCAGACTAGGGATTTGAATAGCCGCATACACGTGGTGAGTATTCCGTCAAACATTTTCGGTAAGCGATTAAAAGAACACTCATTTACTATGAGTAGTGCAAAAGCTATATTGTATGATGATGGTGTTGGTAACTTGCGAGACAGTAAAATATCAGCACTGACATCACCATCGTTTAAAAATTTTACAAAGAGTGACTATATACTTAAGTGTGATTTTAACGACGGCTGGAAGTTTCAAACAACCAATCCGAGTGTAGGGTATACATATGGAACACGTAATAGTAGGTTAATTGACATCTCTGATGGGCCTTTGGAACCTATAGGTACAAACATAACATTTAATAGGTTTACTAGTGGTGAGTGGGGAACAAATAATCAAACATACCTTTCATTGCACGGCTCACAAAGTATTGAAGCTAAATCTAACAGTGTAGTCAGAATAGAAAACTCTTTGATTTTAGGTGCTAATCAACGGAGGTGGGATTCTGATTTTGCTTTATCACTTTGGGTAAAGGCTCCACTATCACAATCTGTTACCTCGAGCTTTCAAGGAGGGTGGAGACCAACCACACCTCGATTCGGTGGAACAGTTAATCGAGTCCTGGTAGATCACACACATAATGTAATAACAACATCTAGGCAAAAGAATTACATTTGCCCATGGGAACTGCAAATATATAACAGCTCAGACGCTGTCAATAAAGGTAAGTTAAGATTCTTGCGTGGCAGAGGAGGATCATTCTCAGCTATAACATCATCTGCTATTAACGATGCTTTGTGGCACCATGTTGTACTGCAAGTTGCAACCGGATCACTTCAACTGTGGATGGATGGTACGTTACAAGAATCACAAAAGGTGGACCCTTCTGCAAACGAAGCTATATATGATAACACATCAGACATATATATAGGTGCAAGAAAGTACTCAGGACTGGAATTTAAAACACAGGTGAAGGACAGCCCTGGATTTGTAAAACAAGTCGAAAATTTTGTGTACCCATTTAAAGGTGATATTAATCAATATAGATTATTTAATAAAGCTCTGACGCCGGATGAGATACTATCCCTTAAAACATATCATCGTGATTCTGATATTGTTGGTAACGTGTTTTATAATCATGGTATAGCGGTTATAACAGATTCATCTGGTTCTTATGATGCACTCATAGATGATTACACGGTACAATTCAAAGGCACAACAGAACACACGATACATAACTACCAGTGTGTTGTCGAAGATGAGGAATACAACGTAACACTCAACCCTTCTGCCCGTACCAATGAGGACAAGAACAATCCTAAATTAAAAGGGTTTGCTACAGCTTCTACATTTGCACCCTACATCGCATCTATTGGATTATATAATGATGCAAACGAGCTACTGGCAGTTAGCAAGCTAGCTAGCCCTGTACAGAGTCCAAAAGATATAGATATAGTTTTCAACGTTCAATTTGATACATAATGAGTCATTGGTTACATAAGGGTAAAATACTAGAAGAAGCTCCTGAAGGATATTTTGGGTTCGTGTATGCAATCACAAACATTAAATCAGGTAAAAAGTATATAGGTCGAAAATATTTCGGAACAACGCGTCGCACAAAGGTGGTAGGTAAAAAGCGCCGCAAGGTTACGCGTAAAGATTCTAACTGGAGAGAGTATACCGGGTCTTCTGTTGAGCTCAACAAGGACATAAATAAGCTAGGAAAGTTGCATTTTCGATTTGAAATTCTTATATTAGGTAGTACAAAAGGTCAAGTCAACTATCTAGAAGAAAATATACATCACCGGTACCATGTAGCGTCAAACGACGCCTATTACAACGATTGTATAGGTCCACGGCGCTTTGGTAACGTGAAGGTCGATATTGCTATTAAGAAAATACTAACAGAAATCGTTGGTTAATTGAAGTAGTTTTCGTATATTAACATATGAGTTTGTTAAGTTTACTTGAAACAGTACTAGGTCGATCTAAGAAGACATCTGGTAATAACATGGCATTCAAGTGCCCTTTATGTAATCATTATAAGCATAAATTGGAAGTTGACTTGAATACGCAGTATTGGCATTGCTGGGTGTGTAATGCTAAAGGACGAAAGCTATACACACTGTTTAAAAAAGCTAGTGCATCAATTACACAGTTAAAAGATTTAGCCACTCAAACAGATTCCTATGTACCTATTAATGCGACAGCTATACAACATGTAGCACTACCATCTGAATTCCAATTAATACTCAACGGTAATAAAACTAACCCAGAATTTCGTAATGCACTAATGTACCTAAAAAATAGAGGTATCACGCGTGAAGATATTGTACGTTACGGTATAGGGTATTGTGATTCAGGGCCGTATGATAAGATGATAATAATTCCTAGCTATGATAAGGATGGTAAATTAAACTTCTTTACAGGTAGAAGTTATTACAAAGACTCAACATTCAAGCATAAGAACCCAAAAGTGTCAAAAGATATTATAGGTTTCGAACTATTTATAAATTGGGATGAGCCAATAACAATAGTGGAAGGTGCCTTCGATGCAATAGCTGTAAAGCGTAATGCTATACCACTATTCGGTAAAATAATATTAGATAATCTTAAGAAAGAAGTTATCGAGCGCAAAGTAAAAGAAATATATATAGCACTAGATTCAGATGCAAGGGAGAAAGCATTGGATATATGTCAATACTTTATTGGTAATGGTATCAATGTGTATTTGATAGAAATGGGTGCTAAAGACCCTTCAGATCTAGGGTACTGTGGTATGCTAAACAAGCAACGAGTAACTGGATCTATTACAGGTAGTGGGTTGATGATAAAAAAGATAGGGAGTATGTTTGGATGATACAGACAATTGACGTAGGTTTTGAAAAAATAGATAAAATATTACATGTTGCAGATATACATATTAGGAATTATCAGAGACATAAAGAATATAGAGAAGTATTTAAGCACTTATACAAAGCAGCTAAAGAGCTACCTACAAATAGTTTAATTTATGTAGCAGGGGATGTTGTTCATAATAAAACAGATATATCACCTGAGCTAATATCTATAACATCTGAGTTCCTTAAGAAGTTAGCAGACATAAGGCCAACAATAGTAATTACCGGTAACCATGATACTAACTTAAATAATGTAAGTAGGTTGGATGCATTAACACCAATGATTGACAACCTGAATCATAAAGATTTATATTACTTAAAAGATTCCGGTGTTTACAAATTCGGGGATACACATATCACGGTGTTTAGTATATTTGACCACCCATCACAGTTTATTAAAGCTAACACGTTTGAAGCAGAGACAAAAATAGCACTATTTCACGGACCTGTAAAATCATCCAAGACAGACATTGGATACGAAGTAACAGGGGATGAGTATACTGCTGACTTGTTTGATGGGTACGATTTATCCCTTCTAGGTGACATTCACAAGCGTCAGTATGTTGATAAAGCAAAAACCATATGCTATCCCGGATCACTCATCCAGCAAAATTTTGGTGAAGCTTTTGAGCACCATGGATTTGCTGTGTGGGATGTTAAGACGCGTAAGCCAAAATATACAGACATACCTAACAGTTATGGATTTTATACCATTGATATAAAGGACGGTATCTTGCCTCCCATCGACGATATACCAAAGTATCCTAGAGTGCGATTACGCACACAGAATACCACGGAGGCTGAGGTTAAAAACATATTAAAGGTTATAAAAAAGAAGTGCAAAGCAAATGATGTTGTTATTATTAAGCAAGATAAAATAAAAGGTCATGCAACAACAAGTAGAGCACTTACCCGAGACGTCCGGGATATAAATTATCAGAATAAATTACTACAAGAGTATATAGATAAAAATCACGATGTGGATGACGTAATGATGCGTCAAATTAGAGCTATAAATAAAACATTAAACGACCTTCTACAGAATGAAGATATAACCCGATCTGTAACATGGAAGCTAAAGACATTTGAATTTTCAAATATGTTTAGTTACGGTGATGGTAATTCTATTAATTTTACTAAAGCTAAAGATGTGGTAGGAATATTTGCTCCGAACCATGCAGGTAAGTCAGCTATATTAGACTCACTCGCGTTCTGTATATTTGATAGATGTAGTAGAGGTAAGCTAGCTACAGACATAATGAACAATAAGAAAAATAATTTCCATTGTAAATTGAATTTCGAGATCGATGGTACAGATTATTTTATTGAACGTACAGCAAAGCGTATTTCAAAGGGCTGGATGAAGGGGAAGGTTCGTGTTGATGTAGATTTCTGGTATCTCGATGAAGATGGAAATAACGTGTCTCTCAATGGAGAGCAACGCAGAGAGACGGATAAAAACATTCAAGGGTATCTAGGTCAGTATGATGACTTTGTATTAACTGCACTTTCTGTTCAAAACAATAACACAGGGTTTATTGATAAGTCACAATTCGAGAAAAAGGACCTATTATCACAGTTCTTAGATATAGCTGTGTTTGAAGAGTTGTATAGTTTAGCTAATGATGAGATACGAGATGTTCAAGCTCTGCTAAAAGATTTTGGTAGCACAGATTACTCGCAGCAACTTGTCGATACAGAAGAGAAGTTAGAGATCGATGTTAAGAGACATGTGGAGTACGAAGCTGAGAAGTCTATAACTGAAGCAGAAATCTCTGCAGTGCAGAAAGATATATTAACAAAAACAAAAACATTACATAAACGAGTACCCCTCGATGATGTAAACTTGCTAGAGCTTGAGCTTATAGGATTACAAAATCAAATAGCCACAATTAACACACGGTTAGATATAGATGAAAAAATATCGGATGCTAATAAAGAGAAGATCAGTAAAGCTAACAAAATATTAGCAGCATATGATATTGAGGATGTTAATGAAAGGTATGCTCTATATAATGAGACCGTATCAAAAACGACTGCACTTGAACAAACCCGAGACCACCTTAAGTTAGAAGTCAAGCATAAAATAGATAAGTTAGAAACACATAGTGATTTTGATCCTACGTGTGACTTCTGTGTGAAGAGGGAGAGTGAATACATACAAATGTCACAAGGTATAAAAGTTGCATTAGAGCAAGACCGAATACAAGTTAACCATGTATTAGCAGAGCTGAAGACATACACAGAGCATATTGAAAATAATAGCACTGCGGTAGATGATTATAATAAAATTCAACAAATTGGTAACCTATTAGTTACTATTGATCGAGAGCGTAGCGCAGGGAGGATAGCCTACTACCAAGCTAAAGACAAGCGCACAGGTATGGAGCATACTGTAAGTAGTATAAATAAAAAAATAAAGGCATACCATAGCAACATCCAGGCAATTGAAGAAAATAGAAAAATAAATAAACTTATAGAAGGATTAGCAAGTGTTGAAAATACACTTAATCATAAGTTGAATTCTATTAATAGTAAGTGCCAACTATGCTACAGTGATGTAAAAGTTCTTAGATCTCACATTAAAGGCATAAACACACAGATTAAAAAAGCACATACACTTGAGACTAAACTAAAAGCATATGAATATTATCTAGATGCAATTCAGAGAGACGGTATACCGTATGAAATAATATCTGATACATTACCCTACCTAGAAGAGGAAATAAATAATATATTATCTCAAATTGTTGACTTCAAATTAATATTTGATGTGGATGGTAAGAACATATTAACATACATTAAGTACGGTGATGATAATCAATGGCCTTTAGAGATGACGTCTGGAATGGAAAAGTTTGTATCATCTTTAGCAATTAGGGTAGCATTAAATAATATATCAAGTCTACCACGTCCAACGTTTTTAGCAATTGATGAAGGTTTTGGTAATCTAGATACTAGTAATATTAATTCTATTGCTATGCTATTCGATTATCTAAAACTTCAATTTGATTTTATACTAATTATATCACATATCGATATAATGCGTGATATGGTAGACACTACTATAGAAATCAACAGAACAGGTAGCATAAGTAACGTTATTTATTAACCGTTAGATATTTATATGTGATACCTGCATAAAGTAGGTAGATATACTGGAGAGCCCGATGCTACAACGCCGCGTAGGTAAATTACGACCTGAGTTTAATGCCACTGTATTGATTAATCAATCGCAGTTTGACTCATCATATTTTAGATTAGATGATGTACCCGATGTATTAACAGCTGGTAAGAACATGTTTAAAATATACGGTAATAATGAGCTACTCCAAGCCGGTACAGATATTTCAATTCAAGTCACTGACATCAACGACCAAGCTGTGTACCACCATGTAAACAACTTTGTCGATACATCAGGTAGGTTAGTAATAGGTATTTGGATATATCCAGAGACACCTCCAGGCCTAGGTAAGATAGAGATCCTAGGAACTGCAATGCAGCGACCCGATGGCAGAGCTATACCAGTTAACTGGCGCAATCGACCTAATGTCAAGTGGTCTCGTGAGATGGTAATCCAGCCCACAGCTGTTAACAAAACACCCATAATATTTCAAACAATACCAGGTATAAAAATATTTGAATACGAGAGAGAGTACTTAACACAAACATACACATCAGGACAATCAATAGCTACACAAACTGTTGGTGATGTATCGTATACATACAGTGGGTACGGTGATGCATATATGACAATCACAGGAGCTAATTTTTCTGCATCAATGGCAGGAGGGTTGCTAAAAATACCTGACCCTGGATTCTCACTACCCACCAACTACGAGCTCCAAACTGGTGCTACCACCGAGTACACAAGTTATATTACACAGGTTGTTAATAGCACAACACTTAAGGTTGATCCCTATGTATTAGCTGTGCAATCAAGTACACCACTAGCTGTGCCTGGGATGGGATTTATACCACCTGCTATATCAACAGTCAACTCTGCATACCCTGTATCAAACTTCGGTCCAGTTTCTAATTACACTATAGAATGGCAACAGGAAGCTACGTATGCTGGAGGGTCTTTAAACTCACAATCATTTGCAAGTGTAACGTTAAAGAATATTGATCCAATTGTTGGAAAGGTACACTCAATAAAAACATATATGAAAAGTCACGGGTATGCTGATTTTCAGGTAGTAAGTGAAGAGATATTACAAGAACGCGATTTATTAATAAATGTGTCATCTGCACTAGCATATGATCCTATGGGTGATTTCAAGAGCCAAACGATTGTAGATAATTTCTGGGCATCATCTTCTGTAAATCAACCTAGCCATACCCCCTACTGCAAACATGACGATTCACAGATGGTATCATCTATGCTTATATCAGGCAGCACCGGGCTAGCAGGCTCTACAAATTACCCATCTGCACCATTAGCAACAGATCCATTTATTAAGGTGGTAACAAAGACGGGTGTCGACATTTACAAAAACAATGAGTATCAAGTTAAGTTTAAAGTTGTAGCAGAGTCAGATACACCAACACAGGTGTCATCATCATTGGTAGATATTTATATATCTGGCAGTAATATAGGATCAACAGATGAGCGTAATCTAGGACATAAACTCATAACATTGGAGACTGAGAATACAGCACCTAATCTGGTTACAAACGTATCACAATTTCTTAATATTTCAAGTCTTGTGTTGTCCTCTGCACCAGTTAATGCTCCTGCAATGTTCGGACTTGCTGGATTTACACCAGGAGTAAACTCATCTATACAAATACCAGCTGGATTTTCATCTAACACAGCTCAAACAGTTAACCCTAACATAACATCTGGCATTGACGAGCGGTTATTAGAACTAGTATACACACCGCAATTAGATACCACCGCACATATAGTGTTTGCAGTAACGAGAGGTAAGTGGCATTTTTCAAACGTAGAGCTCGAAGGAGCAAATGATTATGGATTTACACCTAATCACACATTTCTAGAGTTTCCAATACAAACACCTCAAGCAGATGATGTATTAGATTTTAAGTTTGAATTTTATAACACCGCCGGAGAAATAGCTAATATCACGCTAACAACACAGTCACTAGATTTTGTAGGAAGTAATTTATTTATTGATGGTAACAGCAATATACTCACAGGAACGGTTATTATCGGAGACGGTATAATAATGCAAGGGGTAATGGACTAACATATGGCTAATATACGGACAAAAGATTACGGTGGATGGAACCACGCAACAGGAAGTGCAGCGACAGGATCTGGATTTATAATATGGTCTGGATCAATGCAACTATCAAAATCAGATGCATATGTATCTCAGAAAACACAATATTATGGAGTAGGTATAGAAGCTATTGCACATAGTGGAAGCTACTTAAGATTCCAAACAGACACGGATGGTAATCAAAATCCAGCTCTAGATATAAAAACAAACAAATTTTTCCTAGGATCAGACGCTGCATTTATATCTGGGTCAGGTGATGGTACAATAGCAATTTCATCTTCTAACTTTGAGTTGAATGAAGGTGGTAGTGTTATAATGCAAGGGCAAATTACAGCTACAGCAGGTGGTACAATTGGCGGGTTTACAATTGGTTCGGATAATTTAACAGCTACCAATTTTATTCTTAATACAACAGACAAAAAGATATCATTAGGTAATAGTAATGCCATTTTCGTCGCTGATGCAGATGAAGGAATATGGTTAGGAAATACAGCTCTTGCATCAGCACCATTCAGTGTTACAACCGCCGGCGCACTAACAGCAACATCCGGAGAGATTGGCGGATTTAGTATAGATGCATCAACATTATCATCATCTAATAATAATCTGATATTGAGAGACACAGGTCAGATAACAGGCTCAGATGTATTATTCACAGGTGGAAAGATAGCCGGGTGGACTATAAACACCGGAGAATTATCTACAACTGGAGTAACGGTGAGTGCTAGTTACGGAGTAAAGGTAACCAATGGTACAGATGATAATAATAATTTTGTAGAATTAAAGTACAAAGCTGCAGACAATTTTGGAATAAAAGGAGTCACTGGCGGTAACACAGTATTCCAATTAGGATCAACAAATGATATTGCCGGATGGGTGTTTGATAATGAAAAACTAACCGGTGGTAATTTAACTATACACAAAGAGGGATCAATTAAGTCTAACAACTATGTTTCAAACTTTTCGGGATTCGCTTTAACGGCAGCATCGGGAGGATTTCTAGAAGTAGAAAATGCAAAGATACGTGGAACACTATCTACCGCTGTTTTTGAAAAGGAAACAGTTAACGCGGTAGGTGGACAATTATATGTGGCAAATTCAACGGCACTCACAGGATCTGTAATTGCAGGGCAAGATAACGACGGAGGGTTATATGCTGCAACAGACACAACAATGTCGGTGGTTAATGTGTCGGGATTTGCAGCTGGTGAAATCCTATCTATGAAGCGAATCAACGCCACAGGATTTCAGACCGAGTATGTGAAAGTAGTTTCATCATCACGCCAAGACTTAAGCAGTGATATTAACTTTGCAGGTAACTTGATGGTTACGAGAGCTTACGGAAATGGTGTTACTGCAACAGCTGTTTCACAGTCATTAGGTAATATACCGGGTGGAGCACAACCATACTCCGGATCACAGGTAGTTGTATCCACGGGTAAAATTGGCACTGGATTTATCAGATTGAATGCTAACCCAAATGACCAAACAACACCATACATCGATATTGTAGAACGCACAGGTTCAGGTATATATGACCTATCACTCAAGACAAGGTTAGGTGACTTATCTGGAATCAATGATCCTTCCTTTTCCGACAATGTAACTGGATTTGGAATATACACAGAGAATGGGTACTTCAAAGGAAAGATAGAAGTTACTAATCCAGATGGTGATAGTATGAATCAGAACTTCGGTGGACCATCTGGCTCAATAATTCCTGTAACGAAATTAGTACCTGACGGTGAACGAACAGGTTCGCAGTGGTATCAATCTGCTACTATGAGACATCGGGTAGAGAATGGTAGACTATTAGTCAGTGGATCAGCAACCGCGTGGACCCATGAACTTCGGAGCAAACAGAAGTTTAACAGATCAGGTGATCACTCCTTCATAACAGATTTCACGGTTCTGTATGATGGCAACAAAGCTATATTCCTCGGCTTAGGTGCTGCAGCAAAGTATACATGGGAAGGTGTTAACGAAGCAGCATCTTATGTAAATCTAGATCATGCTGTGTACATCAACAACGCCGACGGGATTGTATATGAGCACGGGGCTCCTGCTGGTACCACCAACACAGGGCTGAGCAGTGCTTTTGCTGCCGGCACTAAACATAGGATGAAAATAACACCAAACTTGGATGGTGGTGCAAGGTATCAATTTTGGTTACATCCTAATCTATCTGCTTCATATTACGACCAAACATCCGATGCGGACACGATCACAGGGGATGTGTTAGATTGGGGGATGACTCCAAATTCAAGTACAGTGAAGCTTGAAATAGAAAACATACAGGTAACAGCTCCCGGTCAAATGTCAACCGTTATCGAAGGTGATAAAATTACAACCGGTAGAATTATATCCACAAACTGGGGTGAATCAGCTGGGTCTGAATTGGACTTAGATGCAGGTACAATTAAATTGGGAGGGTATAGTTCACCACTATTCGAAGTCGATACATCAGGGCATGTCTCTGCAAGTGCAGGTAGCATAGGAGGATTTACATTAGGACCAACCTCATTCGCAGCTGGAACATCATTTCAATTATCATCATCAACAAACGCGTCTGATCCCGTTTCATTTATATCTTCATCTAATTTTAAAGTATCTGCAGATGGTAGAGTAACGGCTTCCGGGGCAAACATAACAGGTAATATAACAGTAACAAATACAGGTGACTTTGCAGGACCATCACTATATGAAAACTTCCAATCCACCCTAGACAACACGAAGTGGATGACCGGAAGTCTAGAACAACTACTTAAAGGTGGTACAGATGATTTGGCCGAGTACTCTGGAAGCAAGTTCAGTAACGCAGGATCTACCGCTTATACCGCCGGGTTTGCATCCAACCAAATATTCCAACGAGCAAATGCACCCACCCTCGAGTGTGATTTTGTAACAAATGAATACGTAAATACAACATTCATCGGATTTGCATCTGGGGATATGACTTTGTCGCAACTCACAACAGCTCCTAACTATAACTTTATCGAAGAGGGAATTCGGATCTCAGGTGGGGATTTAGAGGTTTGGTCTGACACAGATAATAATGATACTAGCGCAGAAGCTGGAACCAACGCGTTAGGTGAAAATGTGTATGCTACTCAACATTCAGAAGAGGAGGATGCATTCTGGAAGCTTAGAATAAGTCTCAAACCGGAGGGTGGAGCAAGATATGAAATGTATAAAAATGGAGACTTAACATCTCCATTCAGTAGTCATGAGACAACTGGAAATACAAGGACAGATGTAAAAGCCGCTGTATTCGTCAAACAGACCGAACCTGCATACTCTATAATCATAGGTCAATTAGGTATATCCGTACCAATTCAGACAACTAGAATATCCGGTAACTCTATATCAACCGGTAAGATACAATCTAATGTTGTGACAGCTACAGCTGGATCTGAAATAGATCTAGATGCGGGAAAAATCTCATTGGGAGGTTCAATTGCTGCTAATAGTGCAAGTCTAGAATTTAAGAATGAAACATTAAAAATCAGATCTGGGTCACATGTAACATTCGACTCTAACACCGCGACGTTCGATGGTTCTAATATGGGTAAGATGTTGATGTCAGCTGCCAATATACCTCCTCAACAGTGTGCAGGATATCCATCTACAACCAATTTGGTCAACGATAGTGGAGATGATAATCTTGCCGGGGACTTTATATTCAATCCAACAGACGACTATTTGGTCATAATATATTCTGCACACTCATCTAATGCTTCGTTAGCCGCATCTGGTCGCCATATGCTAAGATTCTATCTACGTATATATGACCCTGAGTTAGCCAATGAGCACGAAGGAGGTTCGTCTGCTGCCGTAGGCGACTACGTACGAAGTTTTTCTCTATCTGAAGCTATTGGTATGTATAATGCAATTGGAAGTAGTCCGTATGACGGCCCAATCTGGAACGATTCTTCTCAAGCTTACACAGGAGGTTTTACAAATGGAGAGATTAATTTCAGGACTCATGTACCTGGGATGGTAGTGATTAAACATAATAATGCTGATAATGGTGAGGATGCTACCCCACTTCAAGGGATGATGATTAGGCCCTCTTTAAAAGGCCAATTTTGTGGGGACAACGGCGATACAGGTGTAGGTGTCCCTGGTTCGTCCAACGGTCACAATCTGGTTGTAAGCGGCGTTGCATATTATGGATGTAATAAACTTCAATTAGAACGAATGACCACTGCAATGGGCCCACAGGTGATTAAGACATACTACACAAGCTCTGTTCCCGGCACAAATGAAGGTGACAACCCACAGTGGTGGGGAGTGTCGTATAATAATAGTAACAATTGGTATTACAATAAAGGTGGCTTCGGAGGATAACAGATGAAATTAGGTAGAGACTATATACAAATGCGTGATGGTGAAATTCAAATATATCCATCTGGATCTGTCACAGCCAGTGACGCTATATCTGCGACAGGAGATCCACATAGGTGGACAATAACAACCCATACTCCCTCAGCAACAGATGGATTCTTAGCAACCCCTACCACTACGGGGTCTTGGTTAACATTAATGACTCCTTATGGAGGGAGATTTAACATTGCTTTTGCTTCATCATCTATAACTTCGGGAGATTTTCCATTAAGCAGACAATCTACAGGTCATGTCTGGCACACAGCAAGCCTGGCCTCCGGTAGCTTAACTGCAAATAATATAGCTTCGGCAATACATACCGCTATTTCTACCACAACTATCGCTAGAGCCGCCGCCGGTGGTGTAATGAAGTTTAGTTCGTCTTTGGCTTCAAATGTAGTCACGGTAGATGTTCCTATAACAGGATCCTCCCGATTCGTCCAAGACCCCGTACTATCAAGTTCATATGGTGTGGTGATAGCTACAACAGTTCAAGGTACTGGAGACCCAGATGGGGTAGGTACCCCAGGAACACCTGATACAGATCAAGCTCCACCATTCACTTTTAAAGTCGATCCAGACGATCCCACCTCTTTCATGATATCCGGATCCGGTGGCTCAATGCTATACATGTCAGGTTCAGGTAAGATAGGTATAGGTACAAAAAATCCAACTAGTGATTTCGAAGTAGCAGGTACTGAAAAGGCGGTATTCACTAAACTTAAGATAACCGGTGCTACACAAACCGTAGGAGATATAACATCATCCGGTAATATAAGTTCAAGTGGTAATGTTTACGCAGCAGACTATTTTGACAATGGTGCAAATATAAACACACTATACGCTCCTGTTCTTGGTAGCGATGACAATTATGTAACCGACGCAGAAAAAACTGTTATAGGAAATACATCGAATACAAACTCTGGGAATGAAACCACAGCTACTGTAAACGCTTTAAATATTACCGAAGTAGGTGCTTTAGACGACGGAACAATAGCTGCTGGCTTCGGTACCATAAACACAGGAGAAATTACAGCTACTAGTATAAAGCATTCTATTAGTGGTAATAACGCCGGAGACTATGGCCCTGGGGCCGAAATACTATATGGCATTAGTTCCGAGACAACAACAGTAGGTGCCATATATACTTTAAGGGCTGGAGTTTGGACCTTAATTGATGCAAATACTGATAACCGTGTTGATCGCCTATGTGCAGTAGCAGTAGGAACCAACTCTAGCACCCACGGTATGCTAATCAGGGGATGTGTTACTTTAGCATCCGCGTTCACAGCCGGTACTGATGTAGAAGGTGTCCAAGTTTATGCCTCTGAAACAGCCGGTCAAGCTACTATAACAGCACCATCTGATTCCGGCGACTTAGTTAGAATTTTAGGATATTCTTTAAACGTCAGCTCTAAAAAAATGTTTTTTAATCCTGATAGCACATTCTTAGAGATTGCATAATAACATAAGAGTAGTATAACTAGATAAAAACATAATAGGAAGATATTTATAATATATGGAGACAACGATGAATTTAGGTACTTGGTTAGCAGATCAAATAATAACCGAAGATGTAACAAATATAACAACGATTGTTGCTATATACCCAGGCAGATTTCAACCCATGGGTAAACACCACGCACAAACATACAAATGGTTAAAATCTAAATTTAAAGATGCTCATGTAGTAACATCTGATAAAGTTGATTTACCAAAATCACCATTTTCTTTCAATGAAAAGAAAAAGATAATAAATTCATACGGTATACGAAATGTAGTAAAAGTAAAGAGTCCTTATAAAGCCGAAGAATTACTTAAAAAGTATGACCCAAAAACAACAGCTGCTGTATTCATGGTTGGTGCAAAAGATGCAGGCAGACTTAAAGGAAAATTCTTTAAAGATTGGAACGGTAAAGCTGAAGTTGGTTATAAAGACGGAGCATATTTATTAATTGCACCACATGTGTCAATGAAAGTTCCCGGGTATGGTGAGATGTCTGGTACAGCTATAAGAGCTGCTCTAGGAGCAAAAGCTATTACAGATAAAGATAGAGCGCAACTTTTCAAGCACATATTTGGTCATATGAAAAATTATGATTTAATAACTAAGAAATTGGGCGTAAATGAATCTATACTAGATTTTATCGCTTCCGGTAGAGTACAGGAAATACTGTTAGAGAATAATAAAACAGGCACTGCATCATTAGGTGATGTAGATGATGGACCTCAAGGATGGTATCAGTCACAAGCTCACTACAAGAACTCTACAACTGGAGTAGCTAAGCAATTAGGTATGACTATTATCAACTACCTATCCGGTGATGAAGAATTAAAGTTTGGAGCGAGCAGGTATCAAGGCAAAACAATGTCCCCATCATCCTTCCCAGCTGGAGTTGCAGGAAAGAAAACTTCAACAAATCAAGATGACCTACCATCCGCACGAGCATACTCAACATGGAAATCACATGTGGATGGTATAGCTGCACAGGTAGGTATGGAGCTGTTAGATTATTTAGGAGCAGATATATCTAAAAAAATTAAAGAGCCAAACAAAGTTGATAAAACATCCAACACACTCGACGAGACGATATCGTTACCAGTAGAGATAGGTGACACAGTTTTAATGGGAAAGTTTAAAAATAAGAAAGTTGTTGTAAAAACAATTAGCTTTAATGAAAAAGGTGATCTACTAATAAATGGTAGATCAGCTATGAAAATGAGATTAGTTAAAAAGAAAGAAGCTGTTACAGAAGGGTTATTAACTGAAGGTGGCGCTTATGGACACATGTCACATCCATTTGATGACAGGGGATTGACGTTTGGCGATTTTAAAGAAATAATTGATATATCATTACAAGGTAAGTTAGATCTAAATACTGCAGCAACAGAAAAAACAGACGGCCAAAATTTATTTATAACCTGGAACGGTGAGTTACGAGCAGCTAGAAACAACGGTGATATAAAGCGAGGTGGAATGGATGCTAAGTCGTTTGCAGCTAAATGGAAAGGTAGAGGTAATATAGAGAAGGCTTTTACATATGCATTTAAAGATCTCTCAAAAGCAATAGGGAAGATATCAGAAAAGCAGCGTGAAAAAATATTCGGTGATGGTAACAATTGGATGAATATGGAGATCATGTACCCCGACTCTGCAAATGTGATTGTATACGATGCACCACATTTACAATTCCATGGAGTGTTAAAGTATGAGAAAGGTGTGCCGGTTGGTACAGTAAAGGATGGTGCTAGAATACTTGCAGGAATGATTAAACAAGTAGACTCTAACATACAGAAGAATTATAGTATAATTGGACCACATGTACTTAAAATGTCCCCACATCAAGACTTCGCGGCAAAGGTCCCATACTTTAAAGCTAAGTTACAAAAACTAATGTCACCGTATAGCATGAAAGATTCAAGCACATTCGCAGAGTATCACCAAGCATGGTGGGAAGCATACATTGATAAAAACTTTAAGAATCTTGAGACAAGGGTAAAGATGGGATTGGTCAAACGATGGGCCTTTTTTGATAAGTCATTTAGATTAACCAAGAAGACAATAGAAGATGAAACACTACTAGCTACAATAATTGCCTTTGATAAACAGAAGCATAAAGGTACAGCACAAGATACTATGAAGCCATTTGAAGTACTGTTCTTTGAGCTTGGTGTGGAAGTATTAAAGAATGTAGAAGGCTTCCTAACCGCCAGTCCAGACAAAGCAATAAAGCATATTAAACAGCAAGTATCGAAAGCTATAAGTGATGTACGCAAAGGTGGTGATATTAAAAAATTAAATAGAATGGGTCAACAATTAAGTAAATTAAATGCAATCGGTGGATGGAAAGCAGTGATACCATCTGAAGGTCTTGTATTTATTTACAAAGGTAGTACATATAAGTTAACAGGTGCATTTGGTCCAATAAATCAAATAGCAGGTCTGATGACGTTTTAAAGGTAAGGTTATGAAGAAAGGAATTACACAAGATAGAGTACAGAGGATGAGAAATTTAATCTCTGGTAATCACAATGACAAAAGTTTAATACGTAGTGGCTATACTAAGAATATTACTGAGCGTAAAGAAGGCCAAGTTTGGATTGAGCGAGGTAAAACATGGACTATTAAGAATGGTATAAAGCGGACTGTTGATAAATTAGATTTTGCTAGAAAAATTAATAGAGTACCATTCGCTTGCCCGAAATGTACAAAATCATTAAAACACTCTGCCCATAAAAAAATGTATAAGCGCTGGGGAATGTGCTTAACGTGTGTAGTTAAGTGGGAAGCAGAGATGAAAGCTAATGGTACATACGATGAGTGGTTCATGCAATTTGATGAGACAAACTTCAATGCATTCATATCAGATATTCAAGGAGAGTATGATGATTGGTTACAATCCAGAAATGCACAACACTTTGTTACAGAAGCTGGACAACTAGAGGATTGGGGCGGTGGTACACAGAGCGATGAATTATCAAAAGAGTTTAATAAATCAGTAGCTAAAGCTAAGGAGCAACATAATGCAAAGTACAAAGATTAAGAATATTATAAAGGAAGAGGTGCACAAATTACTAGAAGCATCGATTACTAAAGGATTCAGAAAAGCTGTTGAGGCTCTTCAGAAGGCGCAGTTAGATCAACAAACTCTAAGGAAAGCTTTCGTTGCGGAAAAGGACCCAAAGAAGAAAGAGAAGCTAAAGCAATCGTTAATTAAAATGCACAAAGTCGTACAGAAGGTTGAAGTAGAGTTTAACGATGTGTTACGAAATGAGCCAGCCGGTGAGTTAGAAGAGGTAGATGTACGCAAGGTGCACGGAGATGAAAAGATAGATAATCCTGACACTGGCAATACAATTAAACTCAGCACAGCATTAAAATCTAAAAAAAGCTCTGCAGTGTATCGCACAGCTAAAGCAAAGTACAATCAATATAAAGATAAGGAATAGTTATATGAAAAATTTATGGAAATGGGTATTAGCGACAGCAGCGTTTGTTGTTGGTGTTGTTGCTCTTGTTACCTCACAAAGCAAAGGTAAGAAAGTTTACGACAAAAAAGTTAACGATAATAATGATGAAGTCAAAAAAGTTAAGATTAAGACCAAAGAAGCAACAACAAAGAAAGCAGTCACGAAAGCAGCACTATCTAAAGCGAAGACAAAAACAGCTAGTACAAAGTCTAAAGTAAAGCAAACAAGCAGTGCTACAAAGACCACACAAGATTTTAAGAAAAAGTATAGAAGTAAGTCGTGAAGCAGATATTAACCACACTCTTATTGTGTGTATCTAGTGTTTGTATCTCTCAAGACACTATCCAAATACCAGCTGACGAACTCCAAGAGTTTATATTAGCTGTAGATACTCTAGAATCACAAGATTCAATTAAAACACTATTAATTAACCAACTTGAACATGAAATTAAACTCCATGTGTCAATAGCTGAACTAGACAGTCTAATTATCTTGTATAAAGATCAAGAGATATTACTATTAAATGAGCAGATAGAGTTACATATAGATCGATTAGCTCAAGTAGACAAGTGGTATAATAAACCATGGGTAGGTGCTGTAGGAGGGGTTCTGAGCACGGTGCTGCTAATCCATGTAATAGATTACACTCTACCACAGTAATAATTTACACTCTATATATTTATATATAATGGCGAAGGACTTAAAACAGATAATTGCAGACGAGTATGTGAGATGCGCTAAAGATCCAGTGCACTTTATGAGAAAGTATTGTAAGATCCAACATCCGACGAGAGGTAAGATTAACTTTGATCTCTACCCCTTTCAAGAAAAATCCCTATTGCAATTTGCTGCACATGATTATAGTGTAATACTTAAATCGAGGCAACTAGGTATATCAACCTTAACAGCAGGGTACACATTATGGTCGATGGTATTTAACCAAGATTTTAATGCTCTAGTAATTGCAATAAAGCAAGACACAGCAAAAAATCTAGTAACTAAGATTCGTGTAATGCATGAATTTCTACCTAGCTGGCTAAAAGGTAACATACTTGAGGATAATAAGCTTTCGCTAAGGTTAGCTAATGGCTCACAAGTAAAAGCAATATCAAGTTCACCAGACGCTGGTAGATCAGAAGCACTATCGTTGCTCGTAATAGACGAAGCAGCATTTATTGATAGTATAGATACTATATGGACCTCAGCTCAACAAACACTAGCTACCGGAGGTAAGTGTATTGCACTATCTACACCAAATGGTGTTGGTAATTGGTTTCATAAAACATGGGTGAAAGCAGAAGCTGGAGAAAACAAATTTAATACTATCCGACTACACTGGTCAGTACACCCTGAGAGAAGTCAAGAGTGGAGAGATGATCAAGATATTTTATTAGGTGTTGATCAAGCAGCACAGGAGTGTGATTGCGACTTTATAAGTTCCGGAAAGTCTGTAGTACCCGGTCCACTTTTAGAATGGTACCGCGACAATATGGTGCAAGAGCCTGTTGAAAAGCGAGGGCATGATAATTCGTATTGGGTGTGGGAATATCCTAACTATACAAAGAACTATATTGTTGTAGCCGATGTAGCGAGAGGGGATGGAGGTGACTACTCAACATTCCATGTTATCGATATAGAGACAGTCACACAAGTTGCAGAGTATAAAGCTCACATTGGTGTTAAAGAATTTGGAAATATGTTAGTAAACATAGCTACAGAATATAACGAAGCTTTACTGGTAATTGAGAATGCAAATATAGGATGGGCAGCCATTCAGCCAGCTATAGACAGAGGGTATAAGAATTTATATTATACATACAAGCACGAAGGTGTTATTGATCCTGATGTACAATTACGTAAAGGTTATGATATTAAAGACAAGGGTCAAATGGTACCAGGCTTTACAACTTCAGCTCGCACAAGACCACTTTTGATATCAAAACTAGATATTTATTTTAGAGAAAAGGCCTGCATTGTGCGTTCGAGTAGACTTATAGATGAATTATTTGTATTTGTCTGGAAGGGATCGAGACCGGAAGCACAGACTGGGTATAACGACGATTTAGTTATGGCGTTCTCAATAGCAATGTATATCCGTGATACAGCGCTAAAGTTAAGGAATGAAGGATTAGAGTTAAATAAGCGAGCAATTAACATGATGGGCACAAGTACAACATTTAATGGGGCGTATAGTACTAATTCAGATCCAACTGATTCATGGAATATGGACGTTGGACACAACAATAGTGAAGACTTAACATGGTTATTATAGGAGTAAATAAAAATGGCAGATAAATCATTTTTCGGAAGATTAGAAACACTTTTTTCAACAAACGCAATTGTGCGAAGAGTTGGGACAAACAAGTTAAAAGTTATTGATGTCAATAAGGCACAATCTAACAATGGCTTAGCTACAAACAAGTTAGTTGATAGGTATACAAAATTACATGCATCATCCACACAGATGACATATAATCAATATCAAACTTTTCAACAGCAGAGAATCACATTATTCACAGATTATGAAACTATGGATGAAGATTCGATCATATCATCAGCATTAGATATCTATGCAGATGAATCAACTATTAAGAATGAATTTGATCAAGTACTATCGATCAATTGCCGCGATGAGGATGTAAGTAAAATATTGCATAACCTCTTCTACGATATATTAAATATAGAATTCAATTTATGGCCATGGGTACGTAATCTATGTAAGTATGGTGATTTTTACTTGAAG